TCATATTCAAAGAGAGCTGCAACCTTAACATATCTGGTCAGATCTCATGCGACTACTTGACGTACGTAGACAACAACATTTATTGATACACAGGATGTTACGGACATAAAAAAGCCAGCCACTGGGGGAGGCTGGCAAACTCGTAGAGCAAAATGCTGTTACGCAAACTTCGTTACAGGGTCATCCTGCAATACAAAAAATACACAATATTTAGAAAACTAATAGTGCCATGTGCGATTTTTAAGATTTTGTTATTAATTGTGGTCGCACCTTCCTTTCTGTGTACTTTCCGTATAGCTCAGAGGATTCTGGGTACAAAAAAACCCCGCTCATCGACGGGGTCGGCTGCGTGGCAATGCAACCACTCTTATCATGATATGCAGATTTTTACGTACGTAAAATACTTTTTAGCACCCCATTCAATCGGGAACGGAATCAAGGATTCCGCGACACTTCACACCACCTCTGGTGGGGATTTGCGGGGCCTTTTTTTACCAATTAGCGATGTATTCAGTCGGCGTTGTTTCGTGCTTCTGCATGAACGGCACCAGCTTTGCGGCCATTTATAATCCCCACTTTTTCTGAATCCAAAAAATTTCTCAATTTCTTCATCAGAGGAACCTACTTTTCCACAGACGGGGCAAGTGTGCTTTTTATCATTCTCGGTTTTCTGCACCCCAATTAACTTACGAATTAATGGCTTGATGTCATAGACGTTCCGCAAATCATCATCATGACCGATTTGAGCGTAACTTATCTTCTGCAACATTCCTTTCCCCTCCAGTTCCTGAAGGCGTCCTTGTATAATGGCTCGGGAGGCGCGCATTCTGGTAGCCAAAAGAGATATTGACGGTAATATTTGCGAATCCACATTCTGGTGAAATGAAACCAAATTAGCCAGCAAAACTAATTCTGAATGGGTAATATTTAGTCTTCTCTGATATTTCAACAGCTCTCTAAGAATAACGAACCAGTCAATTCTTAAAATATCATCATTCCACAGAGACAGATCATTGTCTTCCGCCTCCAGAAAATCTTCAATGTCCATTTTGCCCCCTGTTCATTGTTGTATCTATGTTATTAACAGGTAGATAACTCTTACGTCCCTGTACTATAAAGTAAACAGCATAACGCTCACAAATTGACACACTTCACATAGTGAACGGCAAACGCCTCCTGTCAGAGGCGTTGCACATATCGGTCCATTTCCAGTCTGACACCAAGTAACATTAACATCCCTTCAACCACACCCTCCGCTTTCTGTAATTTTTTACCGATAGTTCCATCAGAGCATCCATGCTTACGGGCCAGTGCCATGAACGTCTCCCCCAACACGTAGTAATCCACCAGCAAGTCATGCAGATCGCTGTTGTTCCTGTTAAGGCGAGCCATGCACCCGCATATAATCATCGCGTCATCGTCACAACACTGTGGACGTGATTTTACTTTTTCGGGGATCAGCCTCTTAAATCCGGCAGCAATGGGCGACCATGTAACATCCTCATAGTTATTTGCCGCCCATGCACCCCAGCGCTCAAGAACCTGCCGGATATCACGCATCAGTATCTTTACCCCATCCGCGATGAACCATAAGGACGCCATTGACGACGGCATGCTTTTTCGCATCTTTATCATCAATGTATTTTCTGACCGTGTTGCGACTACAGTTCAGTGTTCGGGCTACTTCGGTCTGATTTCCATATGCCTCAACGAGCATGTCAGGGATGGTTTTTACGGTGAACGTCATGCGGCCTCACTTCTGCTGTTTCGCAGGTCTTTAAGTTTCTGTTGATACTCTGCCTTGATCGCCTTGCACTCTTCGACAGTCCAGCGATAGCGGTTATGGTTTGATTCGATTTCCTCTACTGCTTCCTGCCCGATGCGGCTAATCAGTTCGACGCGATACGGAACGAGATTTCCGCTTTTGTGCTGGTTGCACACCACGCATTGCTTGTGAATATTGCGTTCATCAAATCGGAGTTGAGGTGCCGCAGCAGTTGTCCGGTAATGTCCGGCATCCCACTGAGCAGACGTGAGCGTTCCGCACGAGATACATGGTAAGTCGCGGTCTCTTTCTCTGATGAAGGCGTTTACGGCTTGTTGGGCTTGTTTAATCCAGTAACTGCGGGGCTTTAAGGCGAGTTTTCGAATCTTCAGTTTATCTTTCTGTTTCTGCTCCTCTCGTCGTCGTTTCTTCTCTGCTGTTTTTTCCGCCTTTTCGCGTTCTTTATTTCGTCGTTCGAGCGCTAATTTAGTTCCGTGTTCCGGGCTGCACCACCACTGATTTGAGAATGCCGGGTGAAACCATTCCTTACAGATTTTGCATTTCCTTCGCGCTGGTTTAGCCATTAAGCAGCCTCCCCTGTTACTTTAAGCATTCCGTTATCTAGCAGCTTTCTGGTCAGCCACTGTTGACCACGCCCGGTGATTTTTGTGGTGAACGATATCTGTATTCCGTGATTTGTATTGACCGCTGTTTCTTTCACTGTGAAATAGCCGCGATCCATATATTCCTGCATTGGCACATTGCGCCGGGAACCTGAAGCAATAAGGATTTTGTGTTCGCGCATCCACGCAAACAGTTTGTTTGGACCAATACCAACAACCTTTGCATAGTTTCCAATCAAAATTCCGCTGGCCTCGCCAACGCGATCGGCAAACTCAACTTTAGGTGCTGCGAGAGCAAGCTGTTTCTCCAGTTCAGCCTTCTGGTCTTCAAGGTCGGCCGCAAGGCGCAATGCCTCAGAAAAGGTTTGTGGTATTTTCGCGGTTGCCCCTTCGAGTTCTCGCCAGCGGTCAACAAGGCGAGCGGTGAATTCCGGCGACAACTGGGCAACGACAATAATGCTGTCGCGCTTACCTTGTTCGCCCTCAAAAACGTAAGCCTCTACGCCACGAAGTAATCCTAAGTTATTGATTTTTTCGAAAACCACCATTGGGGGATTTCGGATCACACCTCGAACCGCCAGTCGTTCAATGGATTGTTTCACCTTGTCATGACGGCTTCCCACCAACTCAGCGATTTCAATGCTTGTCATTTTGATGGCATTGCTATTTATCAGCTCATTCATTGTCATGTCCTCTCACATTGAAAATTCAGCAATAAAAAACCCAGCCGAAGCTGGGTTTGTTAAGTTGTCAATTGTCAGTAGCGATGCAGTGAAGGCGGCAACTCTTTGTTCTTAAGCCTTTCCCATGCCAGAAGGTTCGTCGGCCCGTCAGGCTCATAAATATCTATATCCCGCGTGTGATTAATTAAAACGCCCCTCGCCCTCCCGATGATATACGAGAACTCATAGCCGTAGTCGTGGCATATGCCGGAATAGCCAGACTGAATCAGTTTTAATGCGGGATACAACTCACGGAACAATGCCTGTGAGCGGTTGGCATAATCCCACAGCCATACAAGGCTGTCTGTTTCTTTTGCGGAAAGCCCGTTGAGCTTCTTCTCTTGTTTGCCAGTATTTTTCTCGCACTGGCTGAAATAGCAGTCTTCCAGTTTTTCGAACACATCCCACGCCTGATCAGTTTCGAGCATTTTTGCGTGACGGGCTGCGCCGCGTTCTGTCCAGAGGATGAGGGAGCGGGCATTTTTACCAACTAACCCGATTGTTTCGGGTCTGTTCTTAAACTCGCGTAATTCGTTTTTTTCAATTTTAAAGTAATGCTTTCCGGGCATGAATCGCGTCGTGTTGTTCAGAAAGTTATCAGAAATGTTTTTGATTTTTGTTCCGTAAAGGTGAGCCAACAGTTCAGTAGTAATTACGGGGATCTGGTTATAGGTAACAGGGGAAAGGTTTTCGACAGAAATTTGAACAGCCATAATGACCTCGCGTTTCGATTATTTTTACCTCGCCACCGTCAGGTGCTAATCATCGTGGTGGCGAACTGTGCGGGGTTAGCACTACCGGTCGAAACATCCGGCGAGCCTTTCGGCTCCCCCACACAGCCCGCCATAAATCGCGAATGTGACTGTGCTTAGCGCATAAAAAAACCGCCAGCGCGGTTATGCACCGTTTCGATATCCGGGGTGCTAATCCCGACGCCAGATTTTGCTGGCGCGTGAGGAATATAGCCCCGAATAAATCATCGCGTCAATCACCTTGTTTTCCTCGCACGATGTCTTAGCCACCGGATATCCCACAGGTGAGCCGTGTAGTTGAAGGTTTTTACGTCAGATTCTTTTGGGATTGGCTTGCGTTTATTTCTGGAGCGTTTCGTTGGAAGGTATTTGCAGTTTTCGCAGATGATGTCGGTGATACTTCGTCGCTGTCGCCTCATGCAGCCCTCCTGACGCCCAGCCCGATCGCCATCAATGCCGCTTTGGATACGGTAGTAAACATCCGTCGAGGACTGATGAACGGTCGCCAAATCAGCAACATTGAGCCTTTGCTGTTTCCCTTCTTCTCCAGCCCTGTCGATGGTTCGATAAAATTAATCCGTCCATCAGTGATGATGCGAACTTCGTCAACACTCTCCAGAGCCTTGCTGAACCATCCGACTGACATATCCTCTGGCACAAGCATAACTACCGTCTGTCGCTGTTGTATGCACTGCTCAGCGGCTTTTTCCACCCACGGCCTGATATTGCTGTACGGTGGGTTATTCCAGATTGCACCGTGGCTTACCCACTCAGAATTGAGCGCGTCGTCGGCCTCAGTTAGCCAGTGAGCACACAGAGCATTTTTGTCGCTCGCTGCCGAATCCAGCCAGAATCCAAACTCAATATCCAGTGCATCAAAAAGCCAAAGCGGCGTTTGCCAGCAGTCCTTGTTGTGTGCTGGCGTATTTGATTTGATAGTCATGCAGCCCGATCTCCCCATCGCGCTTTCATTTTTTCATTTGCAAATCGCCAGAATCTTCCTTTGTGATATGAGCTTTCGCCATTACAGCAACGACTAATTGACGAACTATCAAATCCTTCTCTGACAGCATCCATAGCTGCTTCATAATAAACCTCCTCCCCAGTTTTCATGTCAGTAGAAATAACAGCTTTACTGGCAGGATGGTCACCACTAAATTTACCTAGCGATATAGGTATTCTTCCATTTTGTTTATATCCGTGTTTTGAGTTTTCAGAATGTGATACCCATTCAAGGTTATCAGCCCTATTGTCATCTCTTCGCCCATTTTTGTGATTAACTACCAAGCCATCACAGAACCCTGTACAGAATGCTTTCGCAACTATCCTGTGGGCGCTGTATTTCTTACCGTATACCTTTATTTGAAGATATCCTGTCGACTTGCACTTGAATGGTTTTACACTAGTGCCATTAATTATTTTCTTATATGGCCTCTGTCTGGTTGATGTTACTGTAACTTCCCTCGTAATAGACCTGAAATTTCCTTTATTGCTAACCTGATAAAATGGAATCCCTTCGATATCTACCCAAACCTCAATCATAATTCCTCCATTCGCTAAGATGAATTGAGTTCATGGCACAATATGCTTCTATGTAGTCCATTATTTCGGATATTTTTTTTACAGATAGAGTCGCCGTACTCTCTCTGATGTTTATTAGCTCACCTTCTAACCCTGATATAATCTCAGGGTGCTGGTTGGTTGCAATCTGCCAACCAGAAACGAATAACCCCTTCCAAAACTCAATATTTCTTGCTTTTCCGTGATATGTAGCCTTCTTACTTATTTCAGATAGCATCGCGTGAAGGCGTGCATTTTGCCGAATGCTGCGGTTGCGTTCCTGAATGGTTACTACGATTGGTTTGGTTGGGTCTGGAAGAATTTGCTGGATAGCTTGAATGGCGTTCTGCTGATGGATGGGGCTTCTTAGTTCAAATGTTAGTTTCCTCATCACCCTTAATCCTCTCGAAGTTCTTCTCGAAGTTTTTGGTGTCGAACACTGACCACCGACCATTATGAATGGCGTATGCACATGTCTTGTTTTCGTCCTGATAAACCACCCTTACCTTGCGATAAAACCGTGGCTTAATCTCTCTGAATATTTGCTCGCTCATGCTCACTCCTTCACTTTAAATCCAGACTCCGGATAATTCTGTTGCGCTGAAACTCATTATTGAGTCTGAACAACCGTCGAAGAACACGGTCACGCGGATAGCGCCGTGCGGCAGGTGAGTGCTCATACAACTCATCAAGCGGCAAACTGGACGATGAACGATACCGATACCAACGCACCAACTCTTCACGAAAATTAGCCCTGACAAGCTCAGCTATCGTACTCATTTCTTAAAACCTCCTCAAACGCATTCTGACGCATTTTTCATTCTCGCTGCCTATCGACATGCCTTGCACGTGCTTACCTCACCACAGAGCGATTGTGATGCCTTAAAAGCGATTTATTGAAGTGATATTTGCTTCATCGTCACCTCAACTAACAAAACGCCACGCCATTTTTGCTACAGCAACAGGCGCAACACCGATAATCACCCACAGGAGAATGCTACCGAAAAGCACACTG